CAAGACCGTATTAAATCTCAGCGTTATTTTGAGGGTGAAGTTGACATAGGTCAAGAAGATGGTCGCTCTAAGATTGTTGCTACAAAAGTAAGAGACACAATAAGAGCAATCAAGCCAAGTCTAATGCGTGTGTTTTTGTCTTCAGAAAACCCTGTAGAGTTTGTTCCAACTAACCAAGAAGATGTCAGTAATGCAGAACAAGCAACTAAATACGCTCATTGGAAGTTTCAACAACTAGATGGCTATAAACTTTTAAATGATGCAATACATGATGCCTTAGTCAAGAAAACAGGTGTTTTAAAGATATGGTGGGAAGACACAACTGACGCAGAAATACGCTCATATACTAATGTAACAGAAGAAGAATTATCAGCAATTGTTAATGAAGATAATGTAGAAGTTATTGAGCATTCTACTGAAATGGGAATGATGACTGACGAAACAGGCATGCAAATTGAACAAGAAAAGCATTCTTTAAAAGTAAGTTATTCAAAAAAACAAGGTGAGCTAAAAATTGAAGGCGTGCCACCTGAAGAGTTTCTTGTAGATAGAAACGCAAAGAGTGTAACAGATGCTTATATAGTAGCGCACAAGACTGAGATGCGTGTAAGTGATTTAGTGTCAATGGGGTATGACTTTGAGCAAGTATCTGAATTATCCGGATTAAGCTCTGACAGTACATACACAGACACAGAACAATTTGAACGCATGGGTTACGAACAAGAAGACGAAGAGAACATTTCAGATGTTTCAATGAAACAAGTACAAGTTACTGAAGCGTACATGAAGATTGATAAAGAAGGTACAGGCATTGCTATGATGTACAGAATTTTAATGGCTGGTGGTGAAAACGAAGTATTAGAGTGTGAACCTTACGGTGAAGTGCCATTTGCAATATTTGAAATAGACCCTGAACCACATACATTCTTTGGTAGAAGTGTTGCAGACTTAATTATGAATGACCAAGACTCTTCTACAGCGATGCTTAGAGGAATGATGGACAACGTAGCGTTAACAAACTCTCCTAGACAGGGTTATGTACAAGGACAGGTTAATGTAGACGATTTAATGAACAATGAGATAGGCGGATTAGTGAGAATGAAATCTCCAGCCGCTTTAGTAGATATTGCAACACCATTTGTAGCTGGTCAAGTTTTAACAGCAATGCAATACTTAGACATGGCTATTGAAGGCAAAACTGGAGTAACAAAAGCTTCTATGGGATTAGACCCTGACGCTCTACAGAATACTTCAGCTACAGCCGCAAGATTACAGGCTCAACAAGGTTCAGCACAGATTGAAGTAATGGCTCGAAATATTGCCGAGGGCGGCATGAAACGTTTATTTAAGTTAATGCTAGAGCTTTTAATAGAAAATAGCTGTGAAGAGACTATGATGCGTTTAAACGGACAATTTCAACCTATTGACCCTAGAGTATGGAATACAGGCATGGATATGACAGTTAATGTAGGTGTAGGTACTGGGCAAGAGGGTGAACGTCACGCGGCACTTACTCAAGCTTTACAAATGCAAATGCAAATTTGGACTCAATATGGTAGTGGCAATGGCATGGTAACTATGACTGGTATTAGAAATACACTTGGTGATATGTTAGCTTTACAAGGCGTTCGCAATGTTGATAGATACTTTAGTCCTCTTACACCTGAAATTGAAGCACAGTTAGTACAACAGCAACAACAAGCGGCTTCAGAGAATCCTGAATTATCCGAAGCAGATGCGCTAGTTCAAGCTGAACAATACAAAGCGGATAAGAAAGCTGAAATGGATATGATGAAAATGCAGATAGAGGCTCAGAAGGCTCTTGCAGTAGATGATAGAGAGCGTGATGAACTAGACCAGCAACTAATTATAAAAGCGGCTGAAATTCTTGGTAAATACGGTACATCTGTAGATACAGCAAAAATTAAAGAAGCACAACAAAAAGCTAGATACCCTGATGAGTCTCCAGCACAAGCAGTAGAAGGAGGACGATTCTAGTGCATGTAGTTGAAAAAGGTGCTAAGATGCGAACATTACAGGCTGATGATACGTTTCAATTAGCCTTAAAAGAAATCAATGAACAGCAAATTGCTGTTTTTGTAGATGCTGATTCTAGTTTAGAACAGCGTGAGGAAGCACACGATATGATATGTGCGCTTAGAAAGATTGATGATTATTTCGACTCTGTTAAAACAGATGAGGTAATGTACAATCATAAACAAAATAAAGGAGAATCAGCACCGTGAGTGAATCAACGACTGAAAATATAACCGACATAGATAGTGCTGTATCAAGCATTATTATGCCTGAAGAGACAATAGAAGAAAATGTAGATGAATCTCAGATAACAGACGATATAGATGCGTCTGCTGATACTGATATAGATACTGATATTGACTTGGAAGATGATAACACAGAGGAAGAAGTTGAAATTGAAGCTTCTGATACTGAGGATGACGATGACCTAATAGAGGATGCCAGTCCTAGTGAGCCTTCTACACATACTGTCAAGATGGATGGACAGGATATGGAAGTAACTCTAGAGGACTTAAAGCGCGACTATGGTGGACAAAAGTACGTCCAAAAAGGTATGCAAGATGCGGCGGCACAAAAGAAAGAAGCTGAAGCAGTTTACACAGCCTTAAATAACGAACGAGAGCAAATAGCTCAGTTATATAACCAAATCCAACAGAATGGTATGCAAGCTCCACCGGTTAAACCTTCAAAAGAAGAGTTTGATGCAGACCCAATAGGGTACATGCAAAAGAACATTGAATTTGAGGAAGCTAGTGCGGCGTACAATAACCAAATGGCACAACTTCAACAAGTTGCACAGAAAAGTAGTGCGGCTCAAGAAAATGCACATAAGGCTTATTTACACGAACAAATGCAAATCCTTCAAAAGGAAATTCCAGCGTTTGCTGATGCTACTAAAGCCGGCAAATTAAGAGAACGTTTGGTTACAACTGGAACAAATCATTACGGATATTCCAATGATGAAATTTCAAATATAACTGATGCAAGAGCTATTAAAGTCTTGCTAGACGCTCAGAGGTATCAGGATATTATTTCAGGCAAGTCAAAGGCTCAGGTAAAAACTAAGTCTGCGAAATCTGTTATGAAGCCGGGTGCTAAGAGAACTGCTACTCCAACTGCTAAAATTCGTGAACGCCAAAAGGCAAAACTCAAAGGTTCAGGCTCTATTGAAGATGCAATGAACTTAATTTTAAATACATAATGGAGAAATATTATGGCGCAACCCGCACATACGTTCGACAGTTATGACGTTAAAGGTATTAGAGAAGACTTATCTAATGTTATTCATGACATAAGTCCTGAAGAAACTCCTTTTTACTCATCGCTGAAAAAAACTAAAGCAAGTAACACTTACCATGAGTGGCAGACTGATACTCTTAGAGCTTCAGCCGCTAACGCTCATATTGAAGGTGACGCAACTGCCGCAGAAGCAAGAGTGGCAACTGTTCGTCTTGGTAACTACACGCAAATTTTTAAGAATGCAGTAGTTGTTCCTGATACAGACGAAGGACTAGACAAAGCTGGTCGTTCTGCTGAGATGGCATATCAAGTGCTAAAAATTGCTAAAGAGCAAAAGCTTGACATTGAAAAAGCTTTATTTGCAAACAACGCCTATGTTGCTGGTTCAGCTTCTGCGGCACGTGAACTAGCTGGTCTAGGCGCATACATGACATCTAATGTTGCAAACATTGGTGGTTCAGGTGGTGCTAACCCTACTGGTTCTGTTCCGGGTGCAACTGCAAGAACTAACGGTACTCAGACAGCATTTACACAAGCTGACTTTGATACTGTAATGCAATCTATTTGGGTAAATGGTGGTACAGCAGATTCTGTTTACTTGTCATCTTTCCAAATGAACATTGCTTTAGGTTTTGCTGGTAATAATAACCAACGTTCAACAGTACAAGCTGGTGACCAAAAGGTTATTAAATCATTAGATGTATATGTAACTCCGTGGGGAACAGTTGAATTTACTCCTCATCGTGAAGTACAAAGCAGAGATGTTTACATACTTGATAATGATATGTTTGAAGTAGCGGTACTACGACCTACTAAGAACACAGAACTTGCTAAGACTGGTGATAACACTACTCGTCAAGTTTTGACAGAGTTAACGTTAGTCTCAAAAAATGAAAAAGCATCAGGCTTAGTTGCTGATTGCTCAACTTCATAATCTGAGGTAAACTATCGGTGTGGGGAGTCCTCCTTAACTTCCCACACTTATACAGGGTAAAATATGAAAACTAAAGAACAAGTACATTTTGATAATAAAAACGGTAAGATTATTATTGAGAGTACACACGATAATCAGAGATACCTAGACCGCGTTGAGGATATACGTAAGACAGGACATGGTATGACTGGGGAAAATCGTTTTGTTGGTTCTATTCCTATACACGTAATGAAAGAATGGTGTAAAGAGGCTGGAATTAAATGGAGTGATATGAATGCGCGTAAAGAGATTGTACGCAAAAAATTACTTAGTGGAGATTTTGATAAGCTAAGAGTATGGAAAGGAACATTTTAATTTAACGGAGTAAACGCATGGCAGATACAACTACTACTACTTTCTCCCTTGTAAAACCTGAAGTTGGTGCTTCTGCGGATACTTGGGGAACTAAACTAAATACTGATTTAGATACAATTGATGATTTACTGGATGGCACTACCGCAATTAAACCTAACCTGACTGCGAGTCAATGGAAGGTTGGTGGTACAGCAGTTACATCAACAGCCGCAGAGCTTAATGCTCTAGATGGCATACCAGCAACATTAACAGCAACTGAAATTGGATACATGGATGGCGTAACAAGTGCAGTTCAGACTCAGCTTGGCGTTATCACAGCCAATGATTGGGTGACAAATGCTCGTATGGCAGTAAACTCAATCGACTCTGACCAATATGTTGATGGCTCAATTGACACAGCACATTTTGCGGCTGGTGCAATTGATGCGGCGGCTATGGGAGCAAATTCTGTAGACTCTTCTGAGCTTGTTGATGGTAGTGTGGACTTATCTCACATGAGTGCAAACTCCGTGGACAGTCCTCAATATGTTGATGGAAGTATTGACGTAATACATATGAGTGCAAATTCTGTGGATTCTGCCCAATATGTTGATGGTTCAATTGACCTTATTCACATGAGTGCGGATTCTGTGGATGGTTCAAAAATAGTTGATGATGCAATAAATAGTGAGCATATAGCGGCAGACAGTATAGATGCGGAACACTATGCGGCGGGAAGTGTGGATGCTACAGCTCTAGGTGCTGATGCGGTAACTGCCGCTAAAATTGGAGATGATGTTATTAATAGTGAGCATATTGCCGCAGACAGTATTGATGCCGAACATTTAGCCCCAAACTCAGTTAACACAGAAGCCATTATTGACGATTCAGTAACTTCAGCCCACATTGCGGCTGGTGCAGTAGATGCTACCGCCCTAGGCGCAGATGCAGTAACTGCGGCAAAGATTGGAGACGATGTTATTAATAGTGAACACATTGCGGCTGGTGCAGTTGACCTTGAGCATATGTCTAGTGAATCAGTAGACGAAGATAATCTTCATATATCAAATGCTGGTACAAATGGTTTTTTCCTTAGTAAGCAAAGCGGAAACACGGGAGGCTTAACTTGGGCGTCAGTTCCTGAAAGTGAAGATTACATACCTAATGGTTCTGTTATGGTGTTCTTTCAATCAGGCGCTCCTACAGGTTGGACTAAAGTTACATCACAAAATGATAAGACACTAAGAGTAGTATCAGGAACTGGTGGTGGAACAGGTGGTGACTGGGCAATGTCTGCTGGTGAAACAACTTCTCAAGTTGGCGCTCACACGCATACGTCTGCGGCTCACACGCACACAGGTGCTTCACATACTCACGCTACTTCAGCAATGACACTTGCAACTTCTCAAATGCCAGCTCACAGTCACAGCTTTTCTGGCTCAACTGGCTCTGAAGGACAAACTGCATCTTATGGTAACTGGCTTAATAACGCTGGCTTTTATCCTAGTGCAACTAGTACAAATAATACTGGTGGTGGTGGTTCGCATACTCACGGAAATACAGGCGCTACAACTCCGGGTGCTAGTGGTTCAACAACTCCGGGTGCAACTGGCTCGGCAAACGCTCACACACATACAATACAAGCACCACAGTATATTGATGTTATAATTTGTAGTAAAGACGCATAAGGGAGATAAAATGACAACATTAACAATAGTTAAAGACGATAGTTTTGTAGCAGTAGATGGTTTTGCACTAGAGCCAATAGACTGTTCAAGTCTTGCTTCTAACATACACGCTATACAATTTGATGGTACAAATGGTGAAGTTCAATATAATGATGGTACAGATAATTTAGCTATTACTGCCATTAGTGATTATTCAACTATTACAGACCTATGGACATCTGCTAAAGCTACTCACGATACAGCAGTATCAGATGCCGCAACCGCTAAAACAGCTTTAGAAGCCACTCATGGGTGGAAACGACAAAATGATGCGACTACTAAATATGCTACTGTAGGTGACCAATTAGACCAACAGTATACAGATGCTGTAAATGGTACAACTACTTGGAAAGATGCTATAGCGGCAGTTAAGTCGGCACATCCAAAGCCTTAAACGTATGAAGTAATAAATTAACCTAGGAGGAGGTTTTTTATGGCTAAAGGTAAAAAAGAACTAAAAGTTGAATACACCTGTCCGCTTGGTAGCGAGTGCGAAGAAATACGAGACAACAAAATGTTTCGGTGTATGTGGTACACCATGATTGCTGGTACTGACCCTAACACAGGGAAACTTGTTGATGAGTGGACTTGTGCTATTACGTGGATGCCTACCCTACAAATTGAAATGGCTAATACCAATAGAGGTCAGACTGCGGCTATGGAGTCTTGGCGTAATGAAACAGTTAAAGGACAAAAAGAATTTAACTCTTTAATTGGCAATGAAGTTAAGAAGAAACTGAAATGAGCATTGTTAAACATAAGTATTTATAATTATGAAAATACATAAAAATACTTTAGAGAATTTTGGTTATGTTTACATTGAAGATGTATATACAGAAGATGAACTTACAGATATAACTAAAGAAATAGAAAGTCTAACTTGGATGATGGACAATGTTCCTGACATACAAAAAATTAGACATGCTGAATCAGCACTTGATGATGATGGCAAACCTAAAATGACAGGCAATGGTGTCAAGGTTGATTACATTTACCAAGAAAGAGCTTGTTCACCAATATTAAAACACAACAGAAAACTTGTTTTAGGTAAGGTAGCAGATGAAATGGCTTCAACACATCCTGCAAATGTGGCTGTTTATCAAACCAAGTATGATTTTACTTGTTTAAATAAATACAAAAATGGACATAAGTATGCACCACATACAGACGCATCGTCTTTTAGTGCTATAACTTTTTTAAGTTTAAATGATGAAGAAATGGTTGGTGGCGATTTTGTTTTTAGCGATTATGACATTACTTTAAAATTTAAAAATAATACTGCTGTGTTTTTTCCTTCTTGGGTTATGCACCATTGCACCAAAATTGAGTCACAAAATTCTGTAAGATACTCAATAGCACAGTTTTCTTACATAAGTTATGAGTAATATTAATAAAAAGATTAACAACACTATAGCATTTGGCATAGTAGCTTGTTTTCTTATATTGTCTTTTTCAGCTATGGCAGATGAAAGCACCATCAACCAAAACACAACGTCAACAGTAACAAGCAATGGCGTAAACGAGACCACAGTAAAATCTGCACCTCCAAGCGCCATATCTCCGAATGTAGGAGGAAGCAACTCAGACTTATGTACTATCTCATCTAGCGGAGCTTTAGGCACTCAAATCTTATCCTTGAGCCTAGGAGCGACCTATACAGAGGCAAATTGTTTATTATTAAAGAAGGCTAGAATGTTGTATTCGGCTGGTATGAAAGTAGCTTCAGTCAGTTTACTTTGTCAAGATGAGGCAATTTTTCAGGCAATGCGTATGGCTGGAACAAGCTGTCCGTATTTAGGTCTCATAGGAGATGAAGCGGCTAGAGCTTGGGAAGTACATACAGATGAAGCTCCACTTGCTTCACTTGATAAACAGAAAACTGTAGAGGATAAAAGGAATGATGCGATTAAGATTATGGGCGCTGTGGCTTCTGCTTTTTTGCTTTTCTAGCGCACAGGCACAAAGTTACATATTCGGATACACACCTAACGCCGCACTCAATGGTTTAAGTTGGGGAATGAATACTAGCGCTTTAGGCGTTTATGGTATCGGTGGTATGGACATATCAGGTGTCTTATATAGCTACAGACCTGTCAAAGACCTTGCAGATGACTTTGTTGTAACCTTAGAAAACGATAAGATAGGCGGAGGCTTTGTCTTTCAAGACACAGAGGACTGGTCGCAGAAGCACCCTGTAAAGATTAAAAAAGCTATAGCTTTACCCTACACGCCTATCGGAGTATTTGGTAATGGCAGACTCCGTACATCAGGAACTGGCTCTATTAAAGATGCTAGTGTGCAATACATCTATCGATTTGATGCTTGTTTTGACCCACAGAGTGACCCTAACTGTCCGGGCTATCAGAAACCTAAACCACCACCAGTACCTGACATTCCTGTTTATGATGCACTAAACGATGAGGCAGTCAAAGAATCTAAGAAAGAAACGGACAGAGATTTATCTGAAGAAGAGACTCAGAAAAGCGAAGAGGAGGAAGAACAAGACTCTGAGATGCAGTTTCTTTTAGCTAATACAACCAATGCTTTGACAATAGCAAACGAAGTATCGCAGTCTGTTCTCATGCAAGTTATTAATAAAGCTACTAATCTCACTAACTATTATGTTGCTGTAATACCTGACAGTTACTACCAAGATGCTGTTGCTTTACAAGGTGGTACTATAGTGGATAATAGAAGAGCATTAAGGAGCTTGGGGCAAGACAATTTAATGAATCAAATGATAGAGGAGCAATATGAATAAATTACTAATGACAATAGGTTTAATAATCACAGCTATGCCAGTCGTAGCAGAGAACATTGACATCACAGGAACAGTACAATCTAGGTGTACAGTCAACACAGACACACCCGGCTACTACGGTAACCCTAATGCCTATACTCTTACAACTTTACCAGCAAGTGCTGGACAAGAGCCAATAATTCGATTTGACGTAACACTTGCAGATGCGTATTACGCACAGGTTAGCTATCCTACAAGTTTTAGTAGCAGTCCATCTTTATCAGATACCGTTGCTTGGAGTGGCGCTATAACAGTTGACCAAACTGGCTCTGCTGATATGAGCGGCTACCAGACTGCAAGTACCGAATCAGGCTCTATGAGACAATATGCCCTTGCATTTGCTGGAGCTGTGTGGATTAAATCTACATCAGTTGTCACATATGGTGGTGGTGGAAACAAAGCCTTTCCGGGTGGAGCTTATAAAGCAGTCGTATTAGCTGAATGTATCGCGCAGTAGCATTATGTTTGTTGCTGTTTAATTCAGCAGTAGCGCATGAGATGAGTCCGACCTACCCCAAGTGGCAACTTAGCGCCATGGATGGGGTAGTAAAGACTACCATGGAGCTGTGGAACTCAAGGAAAGATGTACAGTATTATGAGATAGGTGTGTTTACGGAAGACTTTGAAGAGTCCGTTCCATTCGTAACCTCCTATCGAATACTAAAGGTAGACTTTCAAAAACTTGTTAAATTTGATGTGTACATTAGAAAAGAGAACATAAAGAAAGCTGTATACATTTGTTCACTATCTAAATTAAGGAGTAAGGATGTGACTCAAACGCTATTGGCTACAAGAATATGTTCAAAGTTCAAGTAAAATTCTTGTTCTTAGTGTTACTAAGTTGTCAGGTTATGGCTGAAAGCACCTCACTTAACTTAGCTTTGCCTAGTGCTGGTTCAGCTTATGGTAATGATAGTATTAAAGCTGGTGACCTTGACTGCTCTAATAGTATAGGCGGTTCAACTAATTTTGAAATTGGAATGACAGGCATAATTAACCATGCTACCGCTATATTTGGTAAGGAAAATCCTGACAAGCCACAAGATAAACAACTGGGTTTGTACGCACGAATAATAATACCTCTCGATGCCCCGGCAGAAAGAATTAACTGCAACACGCTCTACCAACTAGAACTACAAAGACGTAGGCTAGAGGTTGAAAAGTTGCGTGCAGAAATAGAACTGTTAAAATTAATGCAACAGGGAGATGGATTTGACAACTGATTTAGGTGACAAGGTAGCAGAAATAGAAGGCTTAGTCGATAAGAGGATTAAGATTGGTAGCCTTAGATTTACTTACACTCAGCTAGTAGGCGCATTTGCTTTGTTAGGTAGTATTCTTGGTTCGCTTTATGGTGGGTTTTTAATGTATCAGAAGGTAGAGTCCTTAGCGTCTTTAGACCTTGGAGCTATAAGTTCTCAGATGAAGAAGACCTCTGCTGACGTGCTTAGGGTAGAAGAAGTAGCCAAAGAGATTAAGGTAGAGCTAAAGGAAGACCTTGCTAGGCTCAGAACATCTAGTTATAATCTTGAAAACCGCATAGACACTAAGCTTCAGTCTATTGATGTACGCATTACTACGATGGATAATAAGCTTGATAAATTTGACATACAGCTAGATGCTACAGAAGAAAAGTTAATGAAGCGAATACAGCAGTCATTAGACAATCCATTAAACAACTGATAACATAGTAAGTATTATGCCAAAAAAAAGAAAATTACCGCCAAGACCAAGAAGGTATTAATGACAACACAGGAAAGGATGCAGATGCAACTGGATAAACAAGATGGGCAGATTAACGACTTATTTAAGTCTGTCCGAGAGATTAAGAACATGAACCTTAGTAACAAGGCAATGTTTAAAGGCTTACTAATTGGTTTTGGTTTAATGGCGGCAACTGAAGTCGGTGTCTTTGAATTACTTATGAAACTTATATGATTAGTTTTTTAGCAAACATAGCGCCAATAGCACTTGGTTTTCTTGGTAAGTTATTTGCGTTAAAGAGTCAAGCGGCTCAAGAACAACAGAAGCTGATGATAGAAAACATGCAAGCTCGCAATGATTCTATTAATCAAGCAAGAGCGGCGGCAGACAAAGAATCCCCTATGGCGGCTTGGAACAGGCGCATAATTATTCTTGTAATATTAGCGTTAGTTATCTTCACACAGGTAGCACCAGTCGTTTTTAATGCGGAAATGGTTATACCAACAACTAAAGAAGGTTATAACTTTTTAGGTATGTTTCAAATTACCCCGGACGTAGTAGAGTATGTAACTGTACAGGCTGGTTCAGTAGTTAAGATGGATGAACTATTTGGATGGGCAACAATGATAATCGAGTTCTATTTTGGAGCGCAACTTGCCAAAGGCAAATAAGGAGACAATATGTCAGTAAAAATTGAATACCAAGAGATGCCACACATGATGCCAGTACCTATGGAGACTAAATCCAAAGGCTTTGTTGGTGGAATTATCTTATGGCTAACTAAGACTAGAACGTGGGAGATTACTAAAGATTGGAAATTTCACATAACACATGATGGTAATACACATCCAACGTACTACGTCATTCCTAAAGGATTTATCTTTGATGGAGCTTCAGTACCTAAACCATTAAGAAGTTGGCTCTCACCTATGGGAGTCCTCTTGAGTGGTGGTCTCGTACACGACTATGTATATAAATTTGAAGTTCTCAAGTTAGGTGGCAAGAAGGGTGCTACAGACAAAAAGACTCAAAAATGGGCAGATATGCTCTTTAGAGACATTTGTGTAGATGTTAACGGATTTAAACTGATTAATTACCTAGCGTACTACGCACTTAGATTAGGTGGCTGGTTAGCTTGGAACGGACACCGCAAACGCAATGTCAAATGGGATGCTAAATAAAAAATTTGTACGATAGAAAATTATTTTTGTACGATAGAAAATCATTTTGTTTGATTAAATAGACTTTAACGCTAACTTTAACATTTCGTCTTCGTAAGGTAACAATTTTTCTGCTTTAGGTTGTCTTCCTCTAGGCTTGCCGCCTTTTGCTCTGTTGTACGGTTCAAATACTTTAGCTCTATCCTTGTGTCTTTTTAAACGATTCCTAGCGGCTGATTCGGTTACGCCTAATGCTTGTGCAACCTCACGTGCAGTAACTATCGTTCCGTCAGATAACTCATACGTCAGGGTTCTTCGCTTACCCATTATTGTATGTACTGCTCGTACTGTGAGAACCACAAAGCTATGTAAACAATTGCGTACACTTCAATAATAAATCCAATTGAATAAAAAAAGATTAACCATTTCCAAATCTTTCTCATGATTTTTGTCCTATTAAACTGTTAATTAATGCATTGCGAGTTGAAGTAAACACTTTTAATCTTTTCTTAATCTCTTCAGATTCAGGTGTCTTATCAACTAAGCAACTTAAAATATCCATTGATTTTTTACCACTTTTTAACTCACCATCAGCGAACGCCATTAAGTCTTTGTCTGAGAATTTATTTTTCATCAGGCATACCTAGTGTCATTAAAAGTAGCACAAGACCAGCACTAACCAGTCCTGTACCAATTAGTGCAAGCAATGGAACTGTAGTTTCAATTAAGAATGTCATAGTTTTCTTCTATAAGATTTGCCATAGACTTTCTTTTATCTAATTCTACACCTTTTTTTCTAAGTCTTTTTTCAAGTTGAGCTTTAGTAAAGTGTTCTGTAATGTGCTGTATGTTCAGCGATTTACTCCAGTATGGGCGTAATTTAGTCATATTATTTCTCCTTATCTATATCTTTTTGGGTAAGAAAACCTGAACATAACGTCATGTTTTCGCTTGAGCAGATTAATTGGTCATCACCTATAACATCAGGTGGTATTAACAATGAATCATGCTTTTCTTGTAATGCACTACAGCCGGACATTGTTAATGATATTGCAACATATGGCAACACAATTAAAAATGCAAATATTTTAAAATGGGATGTCATCGTCAAACTCCTCAGTAGCAACCGGGGTAATAGAAGCTGGAGCATCAGCAATTTGTTGAGCTGGAGCTTGCGTGTTAGCTTTCTTAGATAAAATCTTTAACTCAGAACCAAAGCCGGAAAGCTTTACCTCAGTCACGTATTTCTTTTCACCGTTTGGTGCATCATAACTTCGGTGAGTTAGCTGTCCTTCTATGTACAATTGCGTACCTGTATCAAGGTCTAATTTTTGTACAACTTCCGCAAGCTTATTAAAAATTGTTATACGATGGTATTGAGCCAAGGTCTTTTTTTCTCCGGAATTTTTATCTACCCAAGATTCATTTGTTGCTAAATTTAACAGAGCTACTACTCCGCCACTTGACGTGTTTTTAATTTCTGCTGGCTTGGTTAGGTTACCAATCAATATTACTTTATTTACCATTACATCTCCTTATATTAAATTAGGTGGTTACTTAACGGTAACCAATCGGTAGCGTTTGTTTTAACTTTACGAGGCTAGGACACCCCGACTTCAGCATAGGTGCTACACCTCTGAGTTCTTTTGCGCTTCTGCTGTGGCAAATTTTACAATACGTTCAAGCTTATCCTCTTTCTTAGTCTTAGCTTCATCAGCTATTTTAACCGCACGTTCAGTCATATATGCAGATTCATCAGACCGTAGTTCTTTCCATACAGCAGACTTGAGAGGTACGTTACCTTTAAAATTAGTAAGCACTTCTAATATTCCTTCTTCATCTGCTTCTTCAATAGCCATTGATAAAGCTTGAGATATGTACGCTACTGCTGACGCCATAGTTAATTCATGTACAGCAATGTGTGACTGTTGCAATTTAGCGTTCTCAACCTCCTCATACGAGGCAATTTGACCGCTTGGCATTAAACCGATACCAAACGCCAGCGCCCTCCCTATTGCGGAAGTCTCCGCGCATTCTACATGAGACGTGCTGTTGATGTTACTAGAACCCATGTCTTCTTTCGCATGACCAGTACCTCTAATAACTCCATCAACAACAGCATGAGCTTTAAAAATTACTTGCCCATCTTTGTTTGTTACTATCTCAGTAAGAATTTGTCCATTCTCGTACATCTCTTTAAACTTATGAACACGATTAACCACCATGGCATAATCTGCTCCGCCTTGTACCTTAGTTGTTTTAACTGTTGCCATTATATAATCTCCTTGTCAAGTCTTTTATCCATATTTTTCGTACCAAGATATTGATACTTTGCCCAAGTACATGGTGTACCAAATTTGTTAGTGCCTTTTATTATTTGAGTAGGCTCAACAAACTGATGACCCAATTTTTTTAAATCAAATATCACAGCCGCTATTCTTGTGATGCTGTATGTGTCTTCAGCTTCACGATGTGTAATACTTCCTTTAGTCCTAAGGTAAGATAAGACCTGTTCTTTTTGGTTACTGATAGTATTCTCCTTAATTTGCATAGCTTCTAAGATTTCTGTTTCAATGTATTCACCACCTTCAAAATCATAGTGGTCTTTGTTAGCGTAAGTTCTTTCCACTCCATTAATGTCAGACATTATTTCGCTCCTAGTTTTAGTTCAAAAGAAAGTTCATCTTGTAGCACATCTTTAATCTGCGCTGTAAAGTCATAGTCAAAGGTTTCTTCATAGTCTTGATGCTTGCCATAGACTTGAGCATAAAAACTGTAATATCGAAGATTTACCACCTTGTTGATAGCATCAGCTAGTGTAAGAACATCCTGTACATTGACAGTTTGATTAATATCGTCAACTAAATGCTCAACCTCCATAAGAATATTATCAACCTCAGTCAAACAATTATCTCTAGCAGAATCGAAGTTAGATTCCCATTCAGTTTGAAAGTCATCATCTTGTTTAAAATTTTCCATTTACTTCTCCTATTTAGTTATGTGATTAATTCAATCACGAAGTGAGTATATCATAAACGATATATAAAGTCAACCTAGGTTTAACAAATACTCTTCAGAGTAATTAGTGTTAGCTAAAACTTTATCGTAATGTAAATTGATTATTACAGCCATGTCATCGAGAACCATGTGACTCATTATTCCAAGTGTTTCAAGGTGACGTACATGACTTAGCTTGAGACCGTTCTGTTGCAATATTGAACGCTCAGTCTCAGCTTTGTCTTCATCACCCCATAACGACACACACACCATCTCTTTATCATTCCATCTGTAGTCTGCTACATTCAATAGCGTGACCAATACATCTGTAGTATTAATAGTCATAGTTACCATCCTTTGCGATTACTCGCGGTTGCTCACCCATAAAAACTCTAGTCATGCTTCCAACGTAATGTCCAGTCATATCCATGACCCATTTTCTAGCGTCATCAACGCCCCAAAAAGGCACAATCATTCTTACTGAACCTGTTTGGTTGCCTGTACGAAAACCAACCATCCAATGTACACCATCGTGCTTGTCCATAGGAATTTGGTCAATAGCATCATCAACGTTATCCATGATGCAGTTAATAGTTTCCCAGCCAGCATGCTCAGTTTTGAACTCAACGTCCATAATAGCTTCACCATGATAAGGCTCAACAGAACGAAACCAAGTGTCTTTTTCAAATACTGATTGTGGATTAATTTCATATCCACGACAAATAACGTAACCCCTGTAAAACCAACCATTGAATGAATATTTGTCATAAGTAGGCTGTCTAGCAAAACGTTTAAATTCGTCATCATGTGTAATATAAATTCTTGTTTTTTTATTTGGTCTCATAAATCTCCTAGGTAGTTGGGGGGAGTTACCCCCCGGATAAAAATTATTTAAAAAATCCTGTTTCAATTTCTTCAAGTTTTGCTTCAGAGTTACGGAAAGCAATTTCTATTCTTGCTAAATCTTTATCTTCCCATCGTGAAACCATAGTTGAAAATTCACCTTGAGTTGGCTCAAGACCATCTAAATGTAAATCAGCATCAACAAAATTCCAGTTAACGTTACCAGCTAGGTCTATGTTTTCAGCTCTAAGTACTGACCTGTTAAATGCATCTTGTAAAATAGCTCTACGAGCCTCACCTTTATGCATACGCTCTTGGGCGTCAAGTCTAGCAATCTCGATGTCATCTAGTTGGTTGTTAATAATATCTAATGTGTTCATTGTATCTCCTAGTTTTAAGTTAAAGTTATGTTGTTGTTGAGAGTATTATATCACAATTGAGGTACTTGTCAAGCTTTATTTAATTAAACAGAACAAATAAGTTAAAAAAAACCCCCGGGAGAATAAGTCCGGGGGGAAACGTTACTTACGTTTATTGGAGAAGTTATGCTACAAGCAACTCATTAAGCATAGGGATAGCTTTTCTTACCTTAGCCTCACGATTGTATATAGTAGCAACTTTGTTAGCCTCATTCTTAAATTTAGCGTGGCTAGACCAGTCAGTTAAAGTATTAAAGACTGCCCAAAGATTCTTACCCATCTCATTAACATACTTTAGGTAAGTCTCTTCAAGTAGAAGCTCAAGTCTATCACTTTTGCCAGCAACTCTCTGAAAAATTTTAGTAGCTTCTGCATTAGTAACTGGAGACTGTGGGTATTTTTTCCAAAGCTCAGTATTTTTTGTATAGACTATAAGAGCTGTCTCAAGTTTAGCTACTGCAACGTCAACGTCTAAGCTTCTTGTGTGTTTAGCACTATACTCAGAGAATGCATCAGCAATTACTTGACCGTTCATACAAGCCAGTCTAACAGCTCCTACCATAGACATAAACTTCCAAGAACCATCGTAAGAGTTAAGCACCATAATTTTAAGGTCAACAAAGTCACCTGTGTCAATCTCAATCCTGTGAGCTGGGAAAGTATAAGTAACAATAGTCTTAGCACCCATGTGAGACTGTTGGATGTCTTTAGTCATGTCAGTCCTGTCTAAATCAGAAGCTAAAATAACTTCGTGGAACTGAGGCATGATGTCAGCATTCTGAACTAGGTTATAGTTCTTACCTACGACTGCGATTGGAGTGCCATCGTCATTAACAATAGCTTTGTGTGTTGGTACTAACATTGCGTCACCACCAGTAAATAAAACTCTCTCTTCTACTACGTTATATTCATTTACTAATTCCATCTGTGTATCTCCTATTAAGTTAAAAGTTTGTCTCGCCATCAAGTGTGTCTCAATGACGAGGTAATTATGCCAGCTCTTAGACTGTTTGTCAAGAACTATTTAATTAGACAGAAGCTTGGGCAACTTTCTCAGCAACTGAAACCATGCATCCGCAGTCATCGCATGGGATGTCTATCCACTTGTCATAGCTAACTTCTTGACCGCCAGCATAGAACTTGTAGCCGCTAACTTTTTCTACAGCTTCTTGGACAATCTGCTTAGGCTCAGTCATGTTGCTATCTATTAGTTGGTCAATAAACATTTCAACCAAACCACTAACGTCTTGTCTAGTGGCTAACCTTGTAGATGTCTTACCATCAAGTAGGTTTTTAATATGGTCGCGCTGAGTATCTGTTAAAGTAATTTTAATATTTGTATTCATACATCTCCTAGTTGGTGGGGAGGTTGCCCTCCCCGGTTAAATTTAGTTTATGTAAAGGTTTCCGTCAGTTCTTAAATCAAAATTGTTAACATCGAACCAATTTGGATTGTCTAACAAGCCTTGTCTAACTGAACCTTTTTTAGTTTCAAGGTAAAGACCCTCATGACCAGAAATCATAGCCCAAGCAAAAACGTGTTTAGCTTTTGCAAGCATTTTTGTAATTTCTTTATTTTGTTCTTTATTATATTTTTCAAATGCGTTCATTGTATCTCCTGTTTAAGTTAAAAGTGCCACCGTTTGTCTCAATGACGCAGTCATTATATCATATAAGATACGTTCTGTGTAATTAAATAGAAAAATAAATTAAAATAGTTTGACCTAGATTTAATCTACGGGTATGATTTGTGTTCTTGGTTTAGAGTTATTTAAGAGATTAGATAGCAAAAATGCCTAGAGTGATTGAAGCTCTAAGCATTTTCTAAACTGGTGTTTGCCCCACCGTTCTATGAAAGATTATACCATTTTCAGTTCAGAAGGCAACTATCAGGATACGACTGTAGATATGTCTGACTTCGGTTTCACTCACTACAGTAAAAAAAAGAGATTCAGCTATGTGTTCCAAGAAGCTGTTGATTGATGTTTAGATAAGAACCTTTATGTTGGTAACCACCTCGGAGGCTAAGAAATCTAAGCGCAGAGTGCAGAAGGCTGAGTACCTATTACAAGGTAGCGATGACTCTGACCTAATTAGTTGTATTGGAATTAGGCATACGGATAATACTGCGAAGGACTTATACCGATGAATGAATCTCTAGTTTACTTGACTGTAGGCTAGGGATTTCTTTGCTCCGAAACTCCCAGCTCAGGAATTACCCGATAAGTTAAGAGCTAAGATTAAAAGCTCTAAAAAAAAGGAATTTATTCCTAAGCTCTACCGAAGAGTAGCTTGGGTGCTTTAGCACCGAGCAGACAAACGAACGAAGTGGAGTGCGTTCAGGGAGAATAATAAATGTTAAACCAACTAAGAAAAGTTATCTATGGTGATATAATTAAATCTTTTTCAATATATATTTATTATGAAGAAAGCTATTTATTATCATTCAATCCCAGCAGAAATTAAAAGGTTAGGCATAACACAGAAAGAATGTGCTACTTTACTTGGATGTTCTCTGTCAGGTTTAACTCATCGTATCGCCGCAAACAAACAACAGCTACATTGGGCAATCTATGGAGTTTCAAATTATTTAGGAGCTGAAGAAAATCTGCAACGTAATGTCGAAGGATGAGGTAGCTGAGACTATTCATTCTTTAATGACTTTGTTAGGTAAGCTTGACGATAAGAAATTAAAAGGTGAACTGGAAAACCAAATTATTAGATTGTGTGACCAGCTTAAATCTACCATGATAATGGATAAGATACGAAATGAAAAATGATGAACACCTAGTACAAAAAGCTATATGTGAGTATTTAGATATGCGGAAGATTTTTTATTTTGCTATTCCGAATGGTGGTAAGCGCAGTAAATCTGAAGCTGGTAAGTTTAGAGCAGAGGGTGTTAAAAGTGGTATCCCTGATTTATGTCTTCTTATGTCAGGCATTGCATTTTTTTTAGAAGTGAAGAGACCTAAAACAGATAGCAACCCGGCTGGAAGGTTGACAGATAATCAAAAAATTATGATTGAAAAGTTAGAGGATGCTGGCTCAGATACTGCTGTGGTATATTGTGTAGCAGATGTCATTGGACAATTAATAGATTGGGGATTTAATGAAACAAAACGCAATAACTAAATCAGCTCGTCACAAAGCATGTACCTTTCGCTCTGATGTCTGTGACTCAGGTGTTAATAATGAAAACGTGGTCTTCTGTCATGAAAACGTTTCAGGTGTTGGAATTAAAGCTAAAGATAGTCATGGTAATGACATAGGTTTTTACGGTTGTCATGCATGTCATGCGCTTTATGACACGTTAGAACATCCATACTACAAGCCGCACTTTATTAAAGAGATGGCTCAGTTTGCTATAACTAGAACCAAGAGACAGTTAGTCAGGTCTTTATTGGTTGATGAGTATTATTCCGAGTCAGCTTCACCACCTAGAACTCCTTTTGACTAAATGAATACTTTTAAGGAGGATTTAGAAGACGGACACAATGCAGAAAAAGATGTTCTAAAGTTAATACAGAAACAATATCCTAGTGCTGTTATCATTCCGGGTTACTGTAAAGAAATGGATATAATTGTTCCTGAGAATGGCAAAAGTTATGAGGTTAAGAAAGATTTTAAAAGTAAGTACACAGGGAATTTAGTCGTAGAGATTGCAATGTATGGTAAACCTTCTGCGTTAATAACTAGTAAGGCTAAGACATGGGTTTTTGTTACACATACTAAGTATATTTTTATAGCAAGAGATAGAATTAAAGATTGCATCATAGAAAACAACTTACAATTTAGAACGTTTGTTGGTAATGGGGATACTGAGGCAAAAGATGCGTATCTAATTAAAGAAGATTTATTATTACCTTATTCTTACAAAATTTTAAATTATGAATGAGACATTAACTAGAATACTAAAGAGAGACAAACCTAAAGCTGATATAGTAGAGGGCATGACTAGAAGTTTCTTTAAGAATACTAGTGAAGATGAAGCTGTCATAACTATTAAAGCACACAAAATGACCCGGAGCTTACAACAAAATAAATTGTATCACAGTATTGTAGACCAAATAAGAATGGAGACTGGTAACACTAAAGATGCTATAAAGGTACATTGCCAGTCAGAATTTCTTGAGACTAGAATTGAAGAGGTTGCTAAGAAGCAAAGACTGGTGTTAAAATCGACAACAGAACTTAATACAAAAGAGATGTCTATTTTTTTAGATGATGTTATAGCTTGGGTTGAGAATGATTTAGTAATCACACTTAATCTTCCTGATAATTGGAGAGAGTTAGTTGGATAATAAATTTGACATAGATGGTAATGAATTTGACATAGATGGCGAAACAGAAATGCAAATATCAGACACAACTGTATTACCTTATTTGTATATCGCCTTGCTTGAATATTGCTCAGAGCTTACAGGTGAGTCAATCAAAGATATAGATAAACATATAGCAAGGACAGTTGGATTGTATGGCACAACTGGTGCTAATTTTCCGAGAGGAGACAAACTAAATGGCTAGACCAAGTAAATATAATGCCACAATACTAGAGAAGGCTGAACACTACATAATTAACTATATTAAGTACGGTGACCAAATACCTATG